GCGTAAGACTAACCGTATGCAACAGATTAAATCTGGTACTGGAACAAACCAGCCTACTGTTTATACACCAGTACCATACACGTTGGACATCTCCTTGTATATCTTAACTAAAACTCAAGAAGATGGTCTGCAAATTATCGAGCAGATCCTTCCAACGTTCACTCCAGATTACACTCTAACGATTAATGCTATTCCAAATATGGGTATCGCCAGCGATGTTCCTATTATTTTAAATAGCGTGCAAGTGCAAGATGAATACGATGGGTCTTTCCAAGATCGTCGTTTTGTTACTCATACATTGAACTTTGAAATGAAGTTGAATTTATATGGTCCAGTTTCTGATAGAAACGTTATCACCCAAGTTAATGCGGGTGTTGGACAAAACGAAAACTTTGCCAATCCGAATAGGACTTATGTGGCAACTGGTGATACAACTACGGCGACAGTTTCCAGTGAAGACTGGACTAACAACTTTTAATGGCAGAAAATTACAATTCAAATGCAAACTTAAAGGCAGCTGGGGTTCAGGTACAGTTTACTCCTGAACAAGTCCAAGAGTACATCAAGTGCTCCCAAGACCCTATCTACTTTATTGAAAATTATTGCTATATTGTTTCTCTAGATCATGGCTTGATTAAGTTCGCCCTATATGATTGTCAGAAAAACAAGATCAATGTCATCCATAATAACCGTCGTGTTATCCTTATGGAAGGACGCCAACAGGGTAAGACAACAACGTCTGCTGCTTACATTCTTTGGTACACTCTATTCCAATCAAATAAGAACGTGGCTATCTTGGCTAACAAAGCCACTGCTGCTCGTGAAGTTTTGGATCGTTACCAAACTATGTACGAGGCTCTTCCAATGTGGCTCCAGCAAGGTGTTACAACTTGGAATAAAGGTGACATCGAATTAGAGAACGGTTCTAAGGTATTCACTGCAGCGACATCTGCTTCTGGTATTCGTGGTAAGTCTGTTAACTTATTGTACGTTGACGAAGCTGCGATCATTCCAAACACTGTTGCTGAACAGTTCTTCACTTCTGTTTACCCTACTATTTCTGCGGGTCAAACAACAAAGATTCTACTATCTTCTACGCCACTTGGTTACAATCACTTCTGGAAATTCTGGAATGATGCTGAGAAGGGTCGTAACGGATTTGTCCCTCTATTCATTCCTTACTGGGAAATTCCAGGTCGTGATGAAGTGTGGGCAGCTGAACAGAAAGCCATGCTCGGCGAACTCAAGTACAACCAAGAGGTTGCTTGTAAGTTCTTGGGTTCTAGCTTAACGTTGGTTAGCGCCGATGTTATCGCTAAGATGTCTGTAGACCCAATCATCTATCAGAAAGATGGTCTAGACATCTATGTACGTCCATCTGCTGGGCATACATATTGTATTATTGCTGACGTTGCTAAGGGTGTTGGTGGAGACCACTCTGCCTTCCAAATTATCGACATCACAGAAGTACCTTACCGTATTGTTGGTAAGTACAGAAATAACGAGATTAGCCCACTGTTGTATCCTAACGTTTTATACAAGATTGGTAAGGAATACAACGAGGCTTATATCTTAATTGAGACGAACATTAGTGAGCAGGTTGCCCACATCCTTTACAGTGAACTCGAATATGAGAACATTCTAATGGTGAACCGACACACAAATGGTCAAGTTATCGGTGGTGGTTTCGGTGGAGGTAAAACTCAACTGGGGGTTAACACTGATAAAAAGGTCAAACGCATTGGATGTCACAACTTCAAAGCTATGGTCGAAGAAAATAAGCTGATTGTCAACGATGCCGATACGATCTCCGAGATCTCTACTTTTATTGAGATTAAGGGTTCATATGCAGCAGACGAAGGCTATCACGATGATTTGGTAATGCCTTTGGTTCTCTTTGGGTGGCTCACAACTAACCCGTATTTTAAAGAGCTAAATAATGTAAACCTCCGAGAGATTATGTATAAGAAACAGATGCAAGCTATCGAAGAGGAACTGACGCCATTCGGATTCTATGACAACGGTGACGGTGATGCCGATCCCTTGAATTTCTGAGTTGAAAACTTGTAAAAACTAAATAAAATGTAGACACGATTTTCTGTCTAAAGTAAAAACTTATTAACAAGGAGAATTACAATGCCTTTCCAATTATCTCCAGGCGTTGCAGTCGTAGAAAAAGATTTTTCATCAATCGTTCCAGCCGTGTCTAGCTCACGTGGAGCTTTTGCTGGTGCGTTTGCTTGGGGTCCAGTTTTGGCTCCTACATCTGTTACTTCCGAGAACGAACTAGTTCGTATCTTCGGCAAGCCACAAGACGCTAACGCCCAAGCCTTTTTTACTGCAGCGAACTTCCTGTCTTATACTAACAGCCTTTTGATCAGCCGTGCTGACACTGGCACGCAACGCAACGCTGTTGCTGTTCAAACTGGTACAATTACTGCGTTTACGCAAGTTAATGCTGGTTCTGGATACACTGCTGTTCCTACTGTTTCTATCGGTGCACCTGATGATGCAAATGGTACACAAGCTACTGCTACTGCTCGCCTTTCTGGTGGTGGTGTTACTGGTATCACAGTTTCTTCTGGTGGTTCTGGATACACTTCTGGTTCTATCGTATCTTTCTCTAACCCACAAATTGCTGGTGGTACACAACCTACTGCTACTGTAACAGTTTCTGGTGGTGCGATTACTGCAGTTACTATCACTAACGCTGGTTCTGGATACACTTCTGCCCCTACAGTTACTGTTGGTGGTGGTACTGGATTCGTTGCTGGTACAGTTACAATTTCTTCTTCTACTGTTGTTGGTTTAACTATCACTAACGCTGGTGCTGGTTATGCTTCTGCTCCTACAGTAACTATTTCTAATCCAGGTTCTGGTACTACTGCTCAATATACTGCTACAGTTACAACTGGTGGTATTAAAATTAACAACACTAACGACTATCTGTTGTCTTTCTCTAATGGAGAAGGTGTTAGCGGTGAGTGGGCTGCTCGTTTCCCAGGTTCTTTGGGTAACTCTTTAAGAGTTTCTATGGCAGACTCTGCATCTTTTGCAGGTTGGACATACAAAGCGAACTTTGATTCTGCTCCAAGCACATCAACTTATGCTGCTAACGTACTAGGTTCTAATGATGAACTACACGTAGTTGTGGTTGACGAAGACGGATTGTGGACTGGTACTCCAGGTACTGTTCTAGAAAAATTCGCTTTTGTTTCTAAGGCTTCTGATTGCAAGAAATCTGATGGTACAAACAATTACTACAAAGATGCTATCAACACTGGTTCAGAATACATCTACTGGATGGATCACACTTCTACTGGTGGTAACTGGGGTACTCCTTCTGCTGGTAAATCTTTCACTACTCTAAGTTCTGCTGTGACTCGTTCACTATCTGGTGGTGTAGATAACCTTACTGCTACTGATGGTCAACTACAGACAGCTTACTCTTTGTTTGCTGATGATGCTCAATATGACATCTCTCTAGTTGTAATGGGTAAAGCAACTGCTACTGTTGTTAGCTATGTTATCGCTAACGTTGCTGAGATTCGTCTTGACTGCGTAGTGTTTGCATCTCCACAAGACGTTTCTACTGGTGGTGTTATCATCGGCGGTGGTTCTGCTGCTACTGATGCAATGGTTGCATATCGTAACTTGCTACCTTCTACTTCTTACGCTGTGCTTGACTCTGGTTACAAGTATCAATACGACCGCTACAACGACAAGTATCGTTGGGTTCCATTGAACGGTGATACTGGTGGTCTATGCGCACGTACTGACTACACTAACGATCCATGGTTCTCTCCATCTGGTCTAAACCGTGGTCAAATCAAGAACGTTGTTAAGTTGGCAGTAAACCCAACTAAAGCAGACCGTGACGTATTGTACAAAGCTGGTGTAAACCCAGTTGTTACATTCCCAGGTGAAGGTACTGTTCTATTCGGTGACAAGACATTGTTGGCTAAGCCATCTGCGTTTGATCGTATCAACGTTCGTCGCTTGTTCATCGTTATGGAAAAAGCTATCGCTACTGCTGCTAAATATCAATTGTTCGAATTCAATGATCCGTTCACTCGTGCTCAGTTCAAGAACTTGATCGAGCCGTTCCTACGTGACATTCAAGGTCGTCGTGGTATTACAGAGTTCGCTGTTAAGTGCGATGAGTCTAACAACACTGGTCAAGTAATTGACTCTAACAACTTTGTTGCTGACATCTTCGTTAAGCCAAACCGTTCTATCAACTTTATTACTCTAAACTTCGTGGCTGCTCGCTCTAGCATTAGCTTCACCGAATTAGGTGCGTAATTAGAGAATAAATAAGAAAGAATAAGGAGAATTTAAATGGCAAATATTGCTGATTTTAAGTCACAGATGATTGGTGGGGGCGCTCGCCCTAACCAATTCCGTGCCGAACTAACATTCCCATCCTTCGTTACATTGGGTGCGGTAGCTGGACAACGTGCACAGTTCTTGTGTAAAGCTGCTCAGTTACCAGCGTCAACTATCGAGACTATTCCAGTCTTGTTTAAGGGACGCCCAGTTAACTTTGCTGGTGAACGTACATTCCAACCATGGACTGTAACAATTTACAACGATACTACTTTTGGTATCCGTAATGCTTTGGAACAATGGCAATCTGGTATCCAGAACTATGACACTACTGATGGTCGTGTTAATCCTTCTGACTATCAAGTTGACTTGTCTATCCACCAACTAGATCGTAACGGTGCAATCATCAAGACTTACAAGTTCGTTGATGCTTTCCCAACATCTATCGGTGCTATCGGTTTAGATTACGAGCAACAAAACGCAATTGAACAGTTTGATGTGGAATTCACATACAACTTCTTCACTTCTGCTACTGGTGCTTCTTCTGGCTTTGGTGTTAATGTTAGCATTGATACTCCAGTTGGTTCTATCCCTCTATAATAAATCGAAGGTTATATAATGCAATTATTTGGGTTTGAAATAAGCCGTAAAAAAGAGATGCCAATAGGGAGCGTTGTCTCCCCAACGGCACAGGACGGTGCGACCGTAGTAAACACTGGCGTAAATGCTGGTGGGTACTACGGCATGGTTATGGATTTGGATGGGGTCATTAAGAATGAGAATGACCTCATTCGTCGTTACCGTGAAGTTGCTCAGTACAGCGATTGTGATTCAGCTATTGAAGACATCGTAAACGAAGCAATCATCGTTGATGAAAAAGGTAAATCTGTAAACATTAACCTAGATGAAGTTGATGTGTCTGAATCTATCAAGAAGAAGATGCGTGATGAGTTCAATAACGTATTGAAACTCGTCAAACTGGATGATCGTGGCCACGACATTTTCCGCACATGGTATGTCGATGGTCGCTTGTACTATCAAATCCTTTTGGACGAAAAGAATCCAAAGAGCGGTATTGCAGAACTACGTTACATTGATCCACGAAAGATTCGTCGCATCAAGAACGTGATCAAAGAAAGAACACCAAAGGGTGTTGAAGTTATTAAACAGGTCGAAGAATACTATCTGTTCAATGACAAAGGAATTACGGAGCAAACAACACAGGGCGTTAAATTGTCCCTAGACTCAGTTGTTTATGTTCCATCTGGTTTCTTAGATGCTAACACTAGCATGATGCTTTCGTACTTACACAAAGCAATCAAACCAGTAAACCAACTAAAGATGATCGAAGATTCGATGGTCATCTATCGTATTAGCCGTGCCCCTGAACGTAGAATTTTCTACATTGACGTTGGTAACTTACCTAAGGTTAAAGCCGAACAGTATGTAACTGACATTATGAACAAGTTCCGTAACAAGATTGTTTATGATGCCACTACTGGTGAAGTGCGTGACGACCGTAAGCATATGTCTATGATGGAAGACTTCTGGATGCCTCGCCGTGAAGGTGGTAAAGGTACAGAAATTACTACACTTCCAGGTGGTCAGAATCTTGGCGACATCCAAGACATCGAGTATTTCCAGAACAAATTGTTCCACGCATTGAACGTACCTGTTGGTCGTATGCAAGAACAACAAGGGTTCTCAATTGGACGTGCCACTGAAATCTCTCGTGATGAGATTAAGTTCCACAAGTTTGTTGCACGTTTACGTAAACGTTTCGCTAACTTATTCACCGATGCATTGCGTGTTCAGCTTATTGCTAAGAACATCATGCGTGCTGACGAGTGGGACGATTTAAAGCAAGATATCCGTTATGACTTCGTTGAAGATAACCACTACGCTGAATTAAAGGATAATGAAATCCTTATGGCTCGTCTTGGTGCTCTGCAACAAATCGAACCTTACATCGGTAAGTTCTACTCTATGCAATGGATCAAACAGAACGTTCTGTTCCAAGATGAAGAACTCATCGATTCAATGCAGAAAGAAATGGACTCTGAAGAAGATTACCATATGGCGAACGCTGAGTTTGATGGTACATTGGCTGCAGTTGGACAAGCTGCTTCTGATAACTACATGGCTTATAATGCTCCACAAATGGACGATAACCAACCACCAGAACCAGAAGATAAATCAAAAGGAAACCCTAAATGAGTGAAACAGTTAAAGAATTAGTAACAGCAATGTTACAAAAAGATGCAATGGCAACAGAGACTGCATTCCAATCAGCCATGGCAGAAAAGATCTCTGCTAAACTAGACGACATGCGTGTGCAGGTAGCACAGAATATGTTCAACGCTAAAGAAGTTGAAGAATCTCCTACTGCTGACATCGAAACTGCTGCTGAATAATATGCGTTACTACGAACTCACCAAACAATTAAGAACAGAAGGTGCTACATCTAGCATCCGTTCTTATGGCCACTTAATCGAGATGGCCAATGACCAAGTAATGGTGGATGGTGAGCTCACACAATATAAGTCTTTGGAAGAAGCAAGACAATACATCAAACAAGAATACACTGCTCACAAGATAGAAGAACAAGTCTCTAAAGAACTATACGAAGAAATATCAGACGCTAAAGTCGCTAGTATCATTAAAGAATATCACGATGTTAAAGTAACCGATACGTTAATCGAAACATATATCCAACTTGCTTCTTCCAATATGTTCAGTGTTGACCCAGTTGTTCAAGACATTCGTGCTCTGAATAAACTTGATAGAATTGTTGAAGGTAAACTGCATTATGTTCTTGCTGATGACAGCATTGTAGCAATTAGCGAGCAAACGCAAGAACGCCTAAATAACTTATTAGGTAATCAAACAGAGATTATTGAGTACATGAGAGAGTCCAAAGAGAACTTTCTATCTGTGCTTGAACAAATAGAGGAATAACAAATGGCTGCCGTTAGAACAACAGTAATTAGAAATACTAATCAAGAGACCATCATAAAGTATGAGGGTGCTTCAACCGATACTGCTGCAACTATTGACATTGCAACATTAACTGCTACTACTCAAGCAAGAAATGCGGACACTCCTACAGTAAACATTGTTAAGTTTATTGCATCAGGACTATTAACTTCTGGTGTACAACTTGTAAGAAATGGCGTTTCAGTTCTTGCCGCTGCGCCAGAAAATGCTCCAACTGTGGATCTAACGCAATATGGTATTAGCGATAGTGTACAAAATACATCAAACATTGTTATCACAACAACAGGCGCTGCGTCAACAGGATATCTAATTCTGCGTAAAATTGCTGGTTGGGATACTAAGGTTGAAGAAACTACATACGGTGCTTACGATGATCGTACTCGTGTTGGTGCTTCTACCACTCTAAGCGGTTCTCCAGACAAGGTCTAATATGAAACTAATTAGAGAAACAGTCGAAGAGACTAAACTTATCGTTGAAGAAAAGCTAGGTAAAGGTAAGACATACTTTATCGAAGGTATTTTTCTTCAGTCACAATTAAAAAATCGTAACGGTCGTATGTATCCAGAGCATACAATGGATCGTGAAGTTGGTCGTTACCTTAAAGAAGCAGTTCAAACTAACCGTGCTTATGGTGAACTTGGACATCCAGATACTCCATCCATTAACTTGGACCGTGTATCTCACCTGATCGTTGACCTTCGTAAAGAAGGTACTAACTGGATCGGTAAAGCAAAGATTTTAGAAACTCCAATGGGTCAAATTGCTAGAGGTCTTCTAGATGGTGGCGCAAACCTTGGTGTTTCTTCAAGAGCCATGGGTTCTCTCAAGATGAGTAATGAGGGAATCAATATTGTTCAAGACGACTTTATGTTGTCTACTGCTGCTGATATCGTAGCAGACCCATCTGCCCCAGATGCGTTTGTTCGTGGTATCATGGAGAACAAAGAGTGGATTTTTGTTGATGGAAAGTTTGTGGAACAACAAATCGAAGAGGTAAGATCTTTCGTTAAGAAAACTTCTTCTAGAAATCTAGAGGAAGCAAAGATTCGAGCTTTCCAACACTTTCTGAGTAAAATCAGATAAATAATAAATAACTAACAGAACTATCCAGTTACAGGAGAAAACGATGTCAATCGAACAAAAAATCGCTACAATCTTAGCAGAGTCTAAGAAATTAAATGAAGCAAAACTTGCTGGCGCAGAAGGTGGTAAAGATTCCACTACTGGTGGCGCACATGCAGGTGATCAAACACCTATCCGTGATGCGGTACTAAATGTACCAAACGGCGGTGAGACACCAAACCCAGACAGCGCACGTAATAACGTAGACAACGAGAAACAAGCTGAAACAGTTTCTGGTGGTAAAAAGACTACTTCTATTAAAGGCGTTAAAGAAGATATTGATGCACTTATGAATGGTGAAGATCTTTCTGAAGACTTCCGTGCTAAAGCAGAAACCATTTTTGAAGCTGCAGTAATGACACGTGTTAACGAAGAAGTTGCACGTATCGAAGAAGAATTCGAAGCTAAACTTGCTGAGCAAGTTGAGCAGAATACACAGGGAATTGTTGAACAAGTTGATGGATACCTCGGTTATATTGCCGAGCAGTGGATTGCACAGAATGAAATCGCCCTTGAGCGTGGTATGAAGTCTGAAATCATGGAGAGCTTTATCCTTGGTATGAAAGACCTATTCGAAGAGCACTATGTTGAAATCCCAGAAGAACGTTTCGATGTTCTTGGTGAGATGGAGATCAAAGTTGCTGAGCTCGAAGCAAAATTGAATGAGCAAGTTGAAGCTAATATCGGTCTTACAAAAGATCTATCTGAAGCTAAACAAGCTGAGTTGGTTAAGTCCATCTCTGAAGGTTTGACTGATACTGAATCTGAGAAATTCTTAGGTCTAGTTGAAGAACTATCTTTCGAAGATGCAGCGTCTTTCGAACAAAAGCTAAAGACTATTCGTGAAAATTACTTCACTACTAAAACAATTGCAGAGCAATCTGTAGTTACTGATGCACCAGTAGAAATGTTGTCTGAAACAGTTGCTGTTAAAGCAATTGACCCAACAATGTCTGCCTACTTATCAGTTCTCAACAAATAAATCTAAGGAAAATAAAATGACAACTACTCGTCAACAATTAATGGAAAAATGGGCACCAGTATTGAACCATGAAGGTTCTGTGCCATTCAAAGACAACTACCGTAAGGAAGTTACAGCCGTTCTTTTGGAAAACCAAGAACGTGAAATGGCTAAACAAGCCGAAGCCTTGTTCGAAGGCTCTCCAACTAACTCTACTGGTGGTCAAATCGGTACTGTTGGTGGCGGTGCTACTGGTGGTGTTGCTGGTTTCGACCCAGTATTGATCTCTTTGGTTCGCCGTGCGATGCCACAATTGATCGCTTATGACGTTGCTGGTGTTCAGCCAATGACTCAACCAACTGGCTTGATCTTCGCTATGAAGTCTCGCTACACTTCTCCAAGCGGTGCAGAAGCATTGTTCAACGAAGTTAACTCTGGCTTCTCTGGTGACGGTACTGATGCATCTACTGGTTCTGCTCTAGGCGGTGCTGACGCAACTGGTCGTGGTATTTCTACTGTGGCTGCTGAGCGTTTGGGTCAAGGCGGTTCTGGTGACGGTGCTTTCGCACAAATGGCTTTCTCTATCGAAAAGGCATCTGTTGTTGCTAAGACTCGTGCTTTGAAGGCTGAGTACTCTATCGAATTGGCTCAAGACTTGAAATCTGTTCACGGTCTTGACGCTGAAGGCGAATTGAGCAACATCTTGTCTACTGAGATCCTTGCTGAAATCAACCGTGAAGTTATCCGTACAATCTACAACACTTCTAAAGTTGGTGCTGCAGTTGGTACTGCTACTGCTGGTACTTTCGACTTGGACGTTGACTCTAACGGTCGTTGGTCTGTAGAAAAGTTCAAAGGTCTAATGTTCCAAATCGAACGTGAAGCCAATGCTATCGGTCAACAAACACGTCGTGGTCGTGGTAACATCATCATCACTTCTGCAGACGTTGCTTCTGCTCTAGCGATGGCTGGTGTTCTTGACTATTCTTCTGGTATCACTGGTAAGAATGCATTGAATGTAGATGACACATCTACTACTTTCGCTGGTGTATTGAACGGTAAGTACAAAGTGTATGTTGATCCATATACTTCTAACGTTTCTAACAGCCAGTTCTTCGTTGTTGGTTACAAAGGCGCTTCTGCTTTTGACGCTGGTTTGTTCTACTGCCCATACGTTCCATTGCAAATGGTTCGTGCTGTTGATCCAAACAGCTTCCAACCAAAGATTGGTTTCAAGACTCGTTACGGTCTAGTTGCTAACCCATTCGTTAACTTGGATGACGGCACTTCTGGTCAAGACAACTTGACTGCGAACGCAAACTACTACTACCGTAAAGTTAAAGTAACTAACTTGCTGTAATCAGCAAGAGCCTGTTACTAGGTACTAAAAAGGGAGCTTCGGCTCCCTTTTTTCATTTCCTAAATAATAGTATGGCTACATCTATTCCTTCCAATTTAAATCCTCTGTCACCGAATGGGTTTCAGTTCAGCATCACTAAGCTGCCTGATATCACATTCCATTGTCAGCAGGTAAATCTTCCAGGGATTAACCTTGGAGAACCAACGTTTTCTACACCATTCTCTACACAACCAGTTCCAGGTGATACGTTACAATACGATCCACTGACAGTGCAATTCTTGGTTGATGAGAATATGGAAAACTATAAAAGATTGTATAACTGGATCGTTGCACTTGGCTTTCCTGAAAGCTACGATCAGTACATTGCACACAATGCTTCTGATACTACTGCATACGGTGAACTGGCTAAGAACTACTCTGATGCTACGTTACAGATCCTAGATAGTAACAACCAAGCAATTCAAACACTACAGTTCTATGATGTGTTTCCTACTACTATTGATTCAGTGTTATTCTCTGCGACTAACGATGATGTCAACTACGTAGTTGCTAACGTAACATTTAAGTTTGGATGGTACAAATTATTGTAATTGATGTTTAGCCACGAGGCTATTATAAAATGGAGTTATTATGAATATTGAGCAGATTCAAGAAATGTGGGATGTTGATTGTGAAATCGACAATAACTACCTCGGTGAGACTACCACCGCTACACCAAAGCTACACGCTAAGTACGTCAAAATTTTAGTCAGCGTAAAACTGAAGCACACAAAGTTTAGTTCTGACTACAACATCTTACGCAAAAACAAATTCAAATACTATCGTGGCGAGATGTCACGAGAAGAACTCACTGACCTTGGATGGAATCAATGGCAAGGAATTAAACCAATCAAAAACGAGATGGATGAGTTCTTAAAGGGTGACACTGATTTGAACACAATGACAGTTAAGATTCAATACCTTGAAACAATGATTTATATGCTGGAGTCTATCCTTGGACAGATTAAAGCTAGAGACTGGCAGATTAAGACTGCCGTTGAATGGAAGAAATTCCTAGCAGGGATGTAATGATAAAAATTGAGAAACTCGATGAGGTTTATGTAAGAGTTTTTTCTGATGCCAGCATCGAACAAGAACTAGCAGACTTCTTTACCTACGAATATCCAGGCGCCAAATTCACTCCACAATACAGAGCGAGATTGTGGGATGGTAAGGTGCGTATGTATGATCAGATTAGAAAGACGCTATATGTCGGTCTAGTTTCATACGTAGAGGAATTTGCTGTACGTAATGGCTACCAAGTAGAGTATGTTACTCCAGTAATGGTACGCAACGGTATCACAGCAGACCAAGTAGAGGCTTACGCTAAATCGTTAAAGCCAATGGGGCGAGGACAGCCAATCGAGATTCGAGACTATCAAATAGAAGCAGTAAAGACTGCTCTCGATCAAGAGCGCACACTGCTATTATCTCCCACTGCGTCTGGAAAGTCATTTATTATTTACACGACATTGAGATTTCACGTTGCAAATAAACGCAAGTGTATCATCATTGTACCAACAACATCTCTTGTTGAACAGTTGTATGCTGACTTCCAAGACTATTCATCTGCCAATGGTTGGGATGTAGACCGTCATTGTCAAAAGTTATACAGTGGCTTTACTAAAGATCTACACTCCAATGTTCTTATCACTACTTGGCAGTCTATATACTTACAACCAAAGTCTTGGTTCGCTCAGTTTGATGTTATCTTTGGAGACGAGGCTCACCAGTTCAAAGCAAAGTCCCTAACAACAGTTATGGAAAAGATGGACAAGATCCGTTATCGTATTGGTACAACTGGTACGCTAGATAACAAGAAGGTTCATCGTTTGGTTCTTGAAGGTATGTTTGGACCAGTTCATAGAGTTACCACTACCAAAGCATTGATGGACTCCAACAAACTTGCTACACTAAACATCACATGTATCTTATTGAAATATAACGATGAGGTTCGTAAGGCAAGAAAGAATAACACATATCAAGAAGAGATGGATTTTATTGTTGGACAAGAACAGCGTAACAAGTTCATCCGCAACTTAGCAATCAAGTCTGGTGGAAACACTCTTGTGTTGTTCCAGTACGTTGAGAAACACGGTAAGGTGTTGCACGATTTAATCAAAGACAAAGCCCACGATACAAGAAAGATTTTCTTTGTTTATGGTGGCACTGATACTGCAGATCGTGAAGCAATTCGTCATATTTGTGAAGGTGAAGAAGATGCCATTATTATTGCATCATACGGTACGTTCTCTACTGGTATTAACATCCCTTCGATCGAAAACGTAATCTTTGCATCACCATCTAAGTCTAAGATTCGTAACCTACAATCCATTGGTCGTGGTTTGCGATTGAAAAGCGGAAAGACTCATTGTAATCTTTATGATCTTGCTGATGACTTGCATTGGAAGTCTTGGAAGAATCATACGCTGAATCATGCAGCAGAACGTTACAAGACGTATGCAGAAGAAGAATTTAAATTAAAGGTTGTGGAGGTGGAACTGTGTTAACAGGAAAAGAAGTTTTCGTTATTGTTAAGTTCACAAGTGGAGAGCAGGTAATGTGTGCTCTGCAAGAAGAAGATGATGTGTATGTTGAGTTGCTACATCCTATGATTGTAAAGACAATCCCAAACATAAACACTGGAAGAGAACATATTACGGCAGCTCCATTCTGCCAGTTCTCAAGAGACGATTCTTTTCTGATTGAGAAAAAGAATGTGATGTTCATCAAGTCGATGCATTCAACCTTTGTCCCGCATTATATGCGAATCGTTGAAGAGCATGGAGAAATTGCTCTTGCGAACGAACCAGATGAGGAAACGAAAAAGAAGATCGAACAGCTTGTGGAGATCTTCGGGGATGCTCTGGATGAAGAGACAGAACCAGAAGAGGGAGATGGAGAAGGCATCTACATCGAAGGAAACGATACGAGACACTAACTAAGTTACTCTATTCAGCATCAACCCTAACACAGTGAATTATGCCCCAAGTCAACTAAATAAGCAAATCTAAATTGCAATGCAGATAAAGTTGTCTTGCAGTTGCTACAGAGGTATACTTACTGTTGCTTTGTTAATCAAAGGAAAATATCATGTATGGCACATTACGTAAATAACGCTGACTTCTTAGTAGCGATCTCTGAGTATAGAACGAAGGTTCTTGCTGCTAAAGAAAATGGAACACCTCTCCCACAGGTAAGCAATTACATTGGAGAATGTATTCTAAAGATTGCCAACCATCTCTCTTACAAACCGAACTTCATCAACTACTCTTATCGTGAGGAGATGATTTCGGATGGTATTGAGAACTGTCTTCAGTACATCAACAACTTCGATCCGTCCAAGTCAAACAACCCGTTTGCTTATTTCACTCAAATCATTTACTATGCATTCTTGCGTAGGATTGCTAAAGAGAAGAAACAGTCTTACATTAAAGGTAAGTTGATTCAGGATATGCCATTCGAAGCATTTGAGTTACAAGAACAAGATGAGACTGGCCAATTTCATAATGCGTATCTTGACTTTATGCAGAACAACCATACATTTGATGATTCTTTTATCACAAAGAAGGCTGCAAAAGCTAAAAAGAAACAAACTAATCTAGATGATTTTATAGGTGAAGTAGATGACTATCAAGGCGATACAAGCCCCAGCGATAACGACGGAACTCAACTCGATTCTTAATCGGCTCGGTGGGCGTGGACGACCAAGAACTGCAAGACGCATTCGAAAAAATGCATCAGTGGGTTCTAAGCGAACGTTGAAGGGATATACGTTCGATCATTATGATGACATGACAAATTTGAAAGAGTTTATGAGTAACAGTGATAATAAAGTTTTCATGGGTGTTTCTGATTTCAGTGATTTGATTACCACTGAGATCCTACAGAAACGTGTAGATGCAAACAAGCAGACATTGCATCGTGAAACTACCGTTCTTGCCAACCGCAAGACTTGGGCTGAGTGGTCTGAAGAAGAATTTGATGGTTGCCTCTTTGTCCAAGGTTCTGCTTCTTCTGGTTTCATCGTTGAAGAAGAAGACTTGAACTATGTCACATATTCTGTGAATAGTAACTCAACAACTGTTCGTGCTTTTGGTGATGAAGTATTCGTTGAATACATCATGGACTTGGTAACAGATAAATTCGACGTTGTGACTTCTTATATTGAATGGATCTACTCTGGCGATGGCAACTCTGTCAACGTCCCACTCAATCGTGATCGTCTTCCAGTCGATGAGATGTATCCTTTCCTCAAAGGTGAAAAACTCACTGACTACTACGAACGATTCATGGCATCTTCTGCCAACATTCTCCTGCTGATTGGTCCACCTGGAACTGGTAAGACTACGTTCATTCGTGGTCTGCTGTCACACACTGAATCTTCTGCGATGGTTACATACGATGCAGCTATCCTTGAGAAAGATTATCTCTTTGCTCGCTTCATTGAAGATGACACGAACGTTATGGTGTTGGAAGACTCTGATGCATTCTTGAAGTCTCGTTCTGATGGTAACACAATGATGCATCGCTTCTTGAACGTTGGTGATGG